CGGTATCGTTGATGCCAATCAAGTTTTGATTAATGAACAACTTGCTATACCCTACACGGGCGGTAATAAAGAAGAGAGTAGAACTGCAGCAGGAGTATTAGATTTATGGAACACATATTATGAGCACCCTACAGAAGGTTGACCAAGATTACGAGGACGTAAGGAAACAACTTTTTGATTTAGCCGAACAAGGAGATGAAGCAATTGAGCTTATGTTAGACCTTGCACGTGAATCAGAACATCCAAGAGCCTTTGAGGTATTAGGTCAACTAATTAAAAACAATGCTGAAATTGGGGAGAAGATTCTTAAACTTCATAAAAGTAAAAAGGAAGTTGATAAAGAAGACCTACCTGCTCTAAGTAGAGACCCAACAAACAATAATGTATTTATTGGTTCTACTGCCGAGCTACAAAAAATGTTGCGTGATGAAATAGTAATAGAGCAAGAACCAGATGGGTAGAGAAAGTATGTATCTTGGCAACCCTAATGTTAGGGGAGCTGACGTAGAACACGCATGGACTAAAGAAGAATTAGTCGAATATAATAAATGTCTTAAGGACCCTAATTATTTTGCGGATAAATACTGTAAAATAATCCACCTTGATAAAGGATTAATACCTTTTAATTTATATCCATACCAAAAGGAAATGTTTACTTCTTTTGAAGCTAATAGATTTAATATTGTTCTTGCTTGTAGACAAAGTGGTAAATCAATTGCTGCTGTAGCTTATCTTCTATGGTATACGATTTTTAAAGGTGAACAAGTGGTTGGTATTCTAGCTAACAAAGAAGCTATTGCTAGAGAAATGCTTGGTAGAATTACTCTTATGTTAGAAAATCTACCATTCTTTCTACAGCCTGGTTGTACAACTCTTAATAAAAAATCAATTGCATTTTCTAATAATTCAAGGATAGTAGCAGCCGCTACTTCCTCAAGTTCCATTCGTGGTATGTCACTAAACTTAGTATACCTTGATGAGTTCGCATTTGTAGATAATGCTACAGAATTTTATACTTCAACATACCCAGTAATATCATCTGGAAAAACATCTAAAATTATTATAACCTCAACTGCCAATGGTATAGGTAACATGTTTCATAAGCTATATGAGGGAGCTCTCCAAGGAACAAATGAATTCACATCATTACGTGTAGACTGGTGGGATGTACCAGGAAGGGATGAAGTTTGGAAACAAATGACTATAGATAATACTTCCCAACTGCAATTTGACCAAGAATTTGGTAATTCATTTCATGGTACGGGTAATACTCTTATATCAGCTGATGTATTATTAGCTTTAAGAGCACAAACCCCTGAGGAAATAAAGAATGGTATAAAAATATGGCAACAACCTAAGGAAGGACATAATTATTTAATGTTTGTGGATGTATCTAAAGGTAGGGGACAAGACTATTCCACATTTACAGTTATAGATGTTAGTGTTAATCCATTTGTTCAGGTATGCACATTTAGAGATAATATGATGTCGCCTTTATTATTCCCTGACCTATTATATAAATATGCCACACACTATAATGAATGCTATGTGGTTGTTGAATCAAATGATGCTGGCCAAGTTGTATGCAATGGTTTATATTATGACCTAGAATATGAGAACGTATTTGTAGAGAGTATGATTAAAGCTAATGCTATTGGTGTAACAATGACTAGAAAAATTAAAAGAATGGGTTGTTCAAACATAAAAGATATAATGGAACAGCACAAGTTAGTAATAAATGATGAAGAAACTATAAGGGAGATGAGTACATTTGTTGCAAAGGGTTCATCTTATGAGGCTGACCACAATTCACATGACGATTTAATGATGAATTTGGTTATGTTTGGGTGGTTCACATCTACCCCGTTCTTTGCTGAGTCAACAGATATTGATTTAAAACATATGTTATACTTAGAAAAGGTTAAACAATTAGAAGATGAGGTAATACCAATAGGTAATATGCCATCAAAAGAAGTAGAACATCCATTTGGAACTGGGTGGCAAGTATGGAGAGGTTGAATATTATAAATAAGTATATTGAGAAAATGTCTTATTATGAAATCTTATAACACAATGACATAGGAGTTATACATGGCAAGTCTAGTTTCACCTGGAGTACAGGTAAAAGAAATCGACTTAACTAACGTCGTACCGTCTACATCATCAACTGTGGGAGCCATAGCAGGAAGTTTTGCTTGGGGTCCATGTGATGTAATCACTACCGTGAGTAGCGAAACGGAGTTAATCGACATATTTGGAAAGCCAGGAGCGGAGACTTTCGAGTCAACTCTTCAAGCTACCCAATTTTTAAGCTATGGCAGTGCTTTACGCGTTGTCAGAGCAGTTGGAGCATCAGCACTGAATGGAACAGCATCAGGTACTGGTATTCTAACAAAAAACAAAACTATATTCGATACGCAAACACCTGCCGCTGGAGACTGGGCACAAGCCAGATATCCCGGAGTTACAGGCAATGCTATTGGAGTAGCATACGCAACAGACCCAACAAGTTTTCTTGGAGAGTCTTGGTGGACCGACAATGTCGAGTCCGCACCCGGCACATCAGCCGGAGCAGCAGCGGTAGGAGGCTCAAATGATGAAATTCACGTTATGGTTTATGATAAAAATGGTACAATTACAGGTACGGCTAATAGCATACTTGAATATTGGACTTTTTTAAGTCAGGCCAACGATGTGAAAGGACCAGATGGCAGCTCTATATATTATAGAGATGTCATTAACAACAATTCTGAATGGGTATATATCGGAAATCATCCAGCAGCTTTAACAGATGCTGGTGAATCAGCCACAGGTAATGCATTTACACGTGTTAACCACGCGTTTGCAGAATTTACTGGTGGTGTCGATGATAACGTATTGACAGCAGGAGAAACCAATACAGGTTATGATTTGTTTAGCGACAAAGAAACTGTAGATGTTAACTTGATTTTTCAAGCTAATACTTCACTTGCAAGGGCTGACAACCTGACAATTACTAATAATCTAATAGCCATTGCAGATGCAAGAAAAGATGTGGTGGCATTTGTTTCACCTTGTGGCGCAGAATATGTTACTTCTGCAGCAACTACATTAAGCAATATATCAACAAACAGAGATACTGTTTCATCATCTTCTTATGCATTTATGGACTCAGGTCGATTATATGTATATGATAAATACAACGATACACATCGTTGGATTGGTGGCGCAGGAACCTGTGCAGGACTAACAGCAAATGCCGACCTAGTCGCAGATGCATGGTTCTCACCGGCTGGATTTACACGTGGTAACTTAAGAAATGTTACTAAACTAGCGTTTAATCCTGACCAAGCAGCAAGAGATTTGTTATACAAAAAGGGTATTAACCCAATTGTAACATTCCCAGGCTCAGGTACGATTCTGTATGGTGATAAGACATTACAAGTTAAACCATCAGCATTTGATAGAATCAATGTGCGTAGGTTGTTTATTGTAATGGAAGAGGCTATAAGCATAGCATCTAAAGCATCATTATTTGAATTTAATGATGAGTTTACACGGGCTCAATTTAGAAACATGGTTGAACCTTTTTTAAGAGATATTAAAGGACGTAGAGGTATTACAGACTTTAAGGTTGTTTGTGATGGAACCAATAACACTGGTAACATTATAGATACTAATAAGTTTGTTGCAGATATTTATGTTAAACCTGCACGTTCTATTAATTATATCACATTAAACTTTATTGCTACTCGAACTGGCGTGGAGTTTACTGAAATCGCGGGAGGTAATTAAAGATGGCTATTTTAGGCGTAGATGATATGAAAGCCAAGTTAGTTGGCGGTGGTGCTAGACCTAATTTATTCAAAGTAACAATGGCTTTTCCAAGTTATGTTACAGCGGATGTATCTTTAGCATCTTATATGTGTAAAGCAGCAACTTTACCAGCTGGCGCGATTGCTGCAATTGCAGTTCCTTTTAGGGGTCGTAATTTGCAAGTTGCCGGTGATAGAACTTTTGACCCTTGGTCAATAACTGTGATTAATGATACTGACTTTAATGTACGTAACTCTTTTGAACAATGGATGAACGGGATTAATCAGCACCAAGAGAATACTGGGTTAACACAACCAAGTTCTTATATGGCTGATATGATTGTTGAGCAATTGGATAAAGATGGTACGGTGAAGAAAAAGTATGACATTCGTGGCACATGGCCATCAGCTCTCGGTGAGATTGCTGTTGATTATAGCCAAGAAAATGTTATTGAGGAGTTCACGGTTGAATTACAAGTTCAATATTGGGAGTCTAATAAGACAACGTAAATCATCATAATAACTTAAGGAGTGCCCTCGGGCACTCTTTCTTAAGTGTTATAAATAATATTTAAGAAAGGGTGTAAAGGATATTAAATGGCAGAAGATAAAAACAGATTTTTTGGCTTTAGTTTTAAAAGAAAAGCCATAGACGACAAGAAAAAACCACTATCGTTCGCATTAGAAAATGAGGACGGTGCATATGAAATTTCTCCCACTGGCGGATACTTTGGCCAGTATATGGACTTACAGGGAGATAAATTCCAAAATGATAAAGATTTAGTAATGAAATATCGTCAGATATCTTCCTACCCGGAAGTAGATGCTGCAATTGAGGATATTTGTAATGAAGCTATTACAGAAGAGAGCGGGGTTATTGTTAATCTAAATATGGATGAACTTGAACAAAAGGATAGTGTTAAAGAATTAATCCAAGATGAATTTCAAAGAATATTAAATCTAATTAATTTTAAAAGTACAGCATACGATTTATTTAGACGTTGGTATACTGATGGTCGCTTATTTTTTCATGTTATTATTAATGAATCTAAAACAGATGCTGGTATATTAGAACTAAGACAGATAGACCCAACCAAGATTCGTAAGGTTAAGGAAGTTGAAAAGGTTAAAGACCCTAAGACAGGAGCTGAACTTAATAAAGAGGGAGAGGAATACTACATATACCAGGATGATATGCTAGTCCAAACCGGTGAAGGTTTGCGTATCCACCCTGACTCTATTATTCAAGTTAATTCAGGTCTATTAAATGATGAACGCAATAAGGTTATTGGTTATTTGCAAAAAGCTCTTAAACCTTTAAATCAGCTCAGTATGATGGAAGACTCTTTAGTCATCTATAGAATATCAAGAGCACCTGAGAGACGTATATTTTATATAGATGTTGGTAACCTACCTAAAGGCAAGGCGGAAGAATACCTTAACAATACTATGAATAGGTATCGCAATAAGATAGTATATGACCCAACCACTGGTAATCTTAAAGATGAAAAGGTTCATCGCAATGTCATGGAAGATTTTTGGCTACCACGTAGAGAGGGTGGTCGTGGAACTGAAATTGATACTCTACCAGGTGGACAAAACCTTGGTGAGATAGAAGATATACAATATTTCCAAAACAAATTATACAGGGCTTTAAACATTCCAATGAGTCGATTAACAGAAAGTGATGCATTTTCAGTTGGTCGTTCCTCAGAAATTACTCGTGATGAGCTTAAATTTCAAAAGTTTATAGACCGAATTCGTAACAAATTCTCAGTAATGTTTTATGAGATACTAAAAAGACAATTAGTTCTCAAAAAGATTATTGTCCCAAGTGACTGGGTTAATATAAGAGAAGGCATGAACGTTGAATACTCACGTGATAATTACTATGCTGAACTTAAAGATTCAGAGATTTTAAAAGAAAGAATAGAAACAATTCAGATGATGGACGAATATATTGGTCTGTTCTGGTCTAAAG